GGAAAGGCGCACGGAAATTGTAGTGTCGCCACAAGTAGTTGATTACTGCCTGAGCGATAACAGCACGATCTTCGTCTTCTGGCTTGTTCGCCATAACCTCAATCTTTGGATGATTGACGGTAATAGACGGGAAAATAACGTTGACTGTCGAGAATGCCATGTTGATCGCAATGCGATCCTCATCATCAAAGCCCTCTGGGAAATGCTTGCCCAAGTACAGATCAGACATACGTTCCCATTTGTCATCGTAGCCTTCTTCTTCACGCCATCTGCGGGCGTGATTGAGACGGTTCCGATAACGGGATAACTTTTCAGACTTGGACATCTTCGCCATTAGATCAACTCTTGTCTTCCGACATAAACGGGGTCGTAACCATTTGCTTTTGCTCTGGTAATCGTATCGTCGATACGTTCACGCATGGTGGAACCAGTCCACCAGTCATGATCGGGTAGTGCAATGCCAGGAACCCCATCCTCACGCCAGTAACGCATCTTGTGACTGAAGCAAGGATGAGGTTGGGCAATGCAAACCTCATATTCAAGTTCGCAGGACATTCTTAGATGCCTTGATTACCACCAGGGCGGGCAGCAGCAGGAACTTCAACAGAAGCAGCCGACACAACCGTCGATCCGCCAGGTGTTCCCGTCTTAGGAATGTCGGTAGAAATCTTGACTGAGTCAAGTGATTGACCTGAACCTGGGCGTGACTTGATGTCAACAGACGAGCAATAGCCAAGTTTCGGTGTTTCTCCAGCGCCAACGCTGTTGTAGGAACGTTTCATGAGTACTCCCTGAAGTCTAGGACTGTCCTACTAGGTGAAAGGAATGTCCCACTACTGACGCATATTGTGCTTGCCGATAACCCAGTTCGCACTGCGCTTTTCGCCGTTAGATTCCAGACGAGAAAACCAATTCAGGGTCCAATAATCGCTAGTTTCCGTCTTGTAAATCGGTTCGAACGCATATTGCAGCATTTGTACAGCAATAGCCAGCGACATAACACGGTCATCGTGTGGAGAACCAGACATTCTGCCTTGTTCGTCACGCACATAAGTGCGTAACTCGCCCAAAGTTGCCGCACAGAACAGCATAATCTCCTCTTCACGGATCGCACGAGCCAACTCGTCGATCATAAGCGGCTTAGTTGACCTGTTTGTGTTCCATCCGTACTCCATCATGGGCGTATTTCCCTTAGGAGTGTTAATTTTTCTGCGTCTAAAGATACGTTTATAGCCTAAACGGCGCAAAGCAGTGATTGTTGTGAGACCATGATTGTTAGATTCGACCCCGATTAGCGCCGAATGGTACCAAGTTCCCAATTTGAATAGTTCTTCAGCGAACTGATCGGCAGGAATGTGGCCGTGCCAAGACGCTACAACCTCGCCAGTGCCAACTTTGATGACGTGAGCAGACGAAAAGTCGCCCCAATCAAGACCTTCAGCAACGTCAGCGCCAATCACATACGCCGTATGAGGTTGTGGTAACTCCCAAACCGACACAGGGTCGTTATCTGTGCTGCGTGGATTCTCAACAAAAGCAAAATCTTTAATAGAAGTTCGCTCCACAAGCGTGCCGTTGCGGGGTTCTTCGCAAACAACGTTCTGTTCCAAAACGTCAATGTCGAATACGGTACGGCCCGACTTGATAAATGCCTCTTCAGGGTTCGACGGATATTCTTGAGCCAACTGCCAAGGAGTCATCGAACGTTTTTTGCCGTCATACCAATCTTCGTCACGGTCTTCGTTGGCAGACCAAGGGAAAAACATTGGCTTAAATTGGTTAGTGCGAGTTTCCGCACCCACCCACAATTTGTGAAAGAAGTTTCCAGAACCGTTAGCGGTGCTTAGACCGATGATGCGACCGCCAACGTCAGCGACAGGTTCGATAGATGCCCATGCATCTTCAGGGTTAGGTAAGAACGCCCATTCGTCAACAACAATTAATGTGGCTGATTCACCACGAGCAGGGTCTGACGCTGAAGGCATCGACGTTATCTGGGAACCGTTCGAGAACGCCATTTTCTGTTGGTGTTCCACCATTGACTGTGGTCCACGTTCCAAAAGCCACTTAGGTAAATTCCTGAAACCATATTTGGTTTTCTTTAGGAGTAGTACGGCTTCACGTTCGGTTCGTGAAATATCAATAATGTTTTGATCCTCGAAGAAGAACGCTTTCCAAAATTGATATGCGGACACTAAAGTTGTCCAACCAATCTGACGTGCTTTCAACGTCAGGCTGTAACGGTCCTTTTCCCAATTTTTGATAGCCTGCCGTTGGGCATCACGCAAATGAAATAGCGTGCGGCCCGTAGCAGGCGACTGGATATACCAGTAGTTCTCAAAAAAGTGTACGGGGTCTTTGACGCACTTGCGCCACTCCAACTCTTGTTTAAGTTCGACGAGGCGTTGTCTAGTAGTCAAAATTCCCTAGGGGTAAGGTTTTACCAAGATTTGTAGTTACGAGCGTAAGCGCCAAGTTTCTTACCTGAGACCTTTTTGGTCATTTGCTTACGGGCAATGAAATCGTCGCCGCCTTTGCTGTTTGACTTCGACATTTCAACAGTGATGATTTTCTCAGGCTTACCGTTGCTCTTAATGTTTGTCGTTGAAACATCTACTCGCGTTTTGCCATATTTGATGGCTGAACGGTTTTTTCTTGCAGCGAGGTTGGTGTCGGTGGAAGCGTTGCGCAGAGGGCGTTTCATAATAACTCCTAAAAAAGATTTACCTATTGGAAACGCTGGATGTCCCACGTTTCCAACGTAACAAATTCATCAAATTCACAGTCCACCATAACGGCGGCATCAAAGCCGCCCCATAGTTCTCATATGCGACACAAACAATAAACCAGGGGACGCTGTGTAGCATAACGAAGGCCCATGCCCACCATTTGCCAGACCCGACTTTCCACTGGCCCCAAAGTCCGACTGCTTCAAACACAAGCAGAACGAACCACCATTGTTGTTCGTTCACTTTTTCTTCTTAGCCGTCGACTTCTTTGAATCTAAACGTTTCGATATGGCAGCAGCCTTGCGTTTCGCATCGGCTTTCGACGATGCACCCCAAGCCTGTAAGGAAAGCAGCAGACGGGTAGGCTCACCATTAGGTTTGCGCTCAGGTCCAGGCATATTACCCATACGAGCAAGAAAAGATGCTCTCCGAGGGTTATCGCCTGACTTAACAGGAGGCTTCAACGTACCACCCGTCTGCCGCTTATACGATGCACGACCCTTGGCGTTCAAACCGCCCTTAGGGTTCTGACCTTCTTTGCGTTGCCACGCAGCACTCTTAGGCTTAGGCTTAGGCATTACTTCTTCTTCTTTTTGCGGGCCGCAGCCATATTGTCAATCAAGTTCGGGTAAGGACGGCCAGCCTTAGCAGCACGCTTTTTGGCAGCAGCCTTCTTCGCAGGCGACAACTTCTTCGGCTTACCTTTCGGCGCAGGCTTCTCCCAAACAGGCTTAGACTTCTTCACTTCTTCTTAGCCGCCTTCTTAACAACCTTCTTAACAGCCTTCTTGGCAGCCTTCTTCGCAACGGCCTTCTTCGCCATACCCGCCTCAGACATCGCAATAGCAACAGCCTGCTTACGAGACTTCACAACAGGACCACCCTTGCCAGAATGTAAAGTGCCTTCCTTGTATTCGCCCATAACCTTAGCGACCTTCTTCTGTGCCGCTTTCTTCGTTGCTTTCTTAGCCACTGAAACCCTCCGTCAACTGTTGCAACTCTGCAAGTAACTCTTCGTCAGTTAGGTTGACAGTGTCCCTATCTTCCATCTTGATAACCTGCTTTGGAACAAACCGATCAATATACTGCAAATACAAACTCGCAGCCTTCACATCACCATTGATAGCCGCACGGTGCAGACTGTCCACAACAGACTGCACCCGATCAACAGAAATGTTTTTCTCACGGGCACGACGCTCCCACTCTTCCTTAAAACGTCGATCACGTTTCCAACGTTTCGGCGTATCCTCATGCACCCCGTTCTGTGCCGCCCACTCTTTACGAGAAGCAGGATCACGAGGATCAGAAAGCAACCAATCCAAAAACTTTGATTGCAACTCAGGCATCTGCCAACTGTTGCTTTGATTATCCCAGTTCCAACCGTGACCACCACCGTTAGAACCCTTCCAAGTCATATCAGAATTGTTCATACACCCAATACGGAGGATGTCCCAAACTAGGACATCCGCACAGGCCACTTTCGTGTCCTTCTGTCTATGCAGCACAAGAGTGCCAGATGTCACACACAAAAGTGTGGGACAATAAGCGTCATAAATGAGAGATCAAGTGAGTGAGCATGAGCCGCACTAGAAGTGCGGCGAATGCGAACGAACGATCCGACAGAAACAAGAACAGAATCGGGAATGGACAATACTGCCC